TTTGCGGTTACGGTTCCAGCGCACGTACAAGGCCGTTGTTATGGGGGAGCGTCAGTCGCCGGATGATATGATAAGCATACCGCCAGAGGACTACGAGCTGATACAAGAGTTATCACAGCCGACCTATACCAGTACACCTAAAATCACGATAAACAAAAAGCCCAACGGCGCTAAGTCGCCTAACAAATTCGATGCACTGAAAATATGCTTTGCGCCCCGGCAGCGGCGGGTGGTTGCTTTAGAGTACGGGGTGGAGACGTCAGGCGCTGTACCAGTAATGGCCGGAGCGCCTGAGTTGGTGTTTTAAGCTGTGGCGGTGACGTGCCGCACCTTACGCTCTGGTGGGGTTTTCAGTACGTAGCGTAGTACCCAGGCGCTGGCCGCAAATAAGTACACGCTAAGCAGTAGGTCGCAACCAGTAGCTACCCTAAAGCCGTTAAGTGAACCAATACATACAGCGGCTATCAGTGCGTCACGGCTTTCAAACATCGATTGTGCTAAAGACGCGCAACACTCGTTAAACGATAGTTCAGATGCTATAGGTCACATGACAAAGACCATAAGCCCTACACCTGCGTACCAGTCGAAAAGGAATTTAAGCACGTCAAGGTAGTTAAACGTGTCGGCTTCGTCGTTTAGTGTGATAGGCCCTATATAGACTTTATAAGCGACAACTATAGAAACTATCGCTACCATACCAGCAGTTATAAGCCACGCCAGCTTTACTGGTCGCGTTTTACGCAACTGTAAATCGCCGTTAGTGATTAAGGCACTTGAAATGTGAACGATACCAGGCGCGACTAAAATCCACATTATTGGCATCTGCCACAGTGCTAAACCATAAGCGACGCAAAGCGCTGACATAGTTAAGTTACGGATAATGAGTAGGTAAATATCAGTTAGCATCGATAGTATCCTCTACGTTATTAACCGCTTCGGCCAGCAGCCATACAACCACTGGACCGGATAGCCACAGTGATAGTCCTACCAGCTCACATGCAGCAGCGACCAAGGCGATCAGCGGCAGGTAGTATGACAGTAGCTGGATGCGGTACTCTGGGGCTGTAGCGGCTGGTGCCTCGTAAGGTTGCCATAAATTCTTAACGTACCCGCCAGTAGCAAAATGATGACACTCAGTATCGTTGTAATGTGCCAGTCGTTGTTTATAGTCATTCATCGCCGTTACTCCTGAAAGACGCCAAAACCAGCCGCCGCTAAATGTTTAAGCAGTATTAAACCGCCGTCAATATTATCACCGCGTTGCTCAGCACTTGCAGCAACCATAGCCGCGCCAAGTCTGCTGGCGATTGTGTTATCTGGCTGGTGCTGATAGCTATACGCGCGCTTAGTACCTGGCGCGTCGTAGTATTTGCCGTAGACGCCTATCTCTCTGCTGTTACTCATCGCCCCGCTCCTAGTTATTAATCAGTTCGCAGAAACTATAAAACAACGGTTGACAAATATCAAGCACTAATCTAGGCTGAACGAAATTAATAAAACGGAGTATAGATATGGTTTACACACTACCATCCGGCCTAGCGTCGTTTGAAACTACCGGTGGCACGTTACCTACTGAGGAGTGGCACATACCTGGTCGCGCCGCTGACCGCAATAAAGCACTGCGTGAAGCGCTGAAAGAATGCCACAGGTTGCAGTCGGAGCTGGAGCGGGTAAGGCACGCTGCGTTAGAGCTTCACGGGGTTATTCAGGAATTTAAATCGCTACCGAGTAAATGTCTTGAGCGTGCAATGTTTGATACCGCTGACCGCTACGAAGCGCGTATTAAAGCGGGCCTACAGTCATGACAGCCACACTCATGCTCGCAACGCCGCTCGGTATGCGGCAACTTAACACCCGTGAAGTCACGACGCACTGCGCCAGGATAATCGGGCTACCGCTGTTTTGTAGCGGGGATGTCGTTGACGGCTACGTGTGGCAGTCTGAGACGCCGCTATCCGATGCTTACCTTGTCCGCCGTAATTTTGACCGTGATGGATTTGAATTAGCACAACTGCAATTCGCCCCATTGACTGATGACGGCGACGCGCTGCTGGTAGCTGCTAAACTCAGTCTGACCATTCAGTTTAAAACCGACAGCGTAAAAGTCGGTAAAATTGAAGTACCCACACGCGGCTCTGCGCCGTATTACATTAAATTAGCAATGCGCGAGGCCATCTGCCTGAGCGCCATGAGGGCTGAAATATGATCCTAACCACACTATTAGTCGTCTGCATCCTCGCTATGTGCTGGATGGCCTACAGCGGCAGTAAAGTCTGTCAACGCACTGAAAAGCTGCTTGACGCTGTTGAATATTACACATTCAGACTGTTAGCGTTTATCGTGGCGGTCTGTCTCGTTATGATTGGGGTGACTTATGGATCGTAAGGATGGGGTGTACGACTATGCGCATGACGCAGAAGTCGTGGAGAATCTTAAAGCGTTCTGTAACGTGTTCACAGCTTTCCCTACTGACAGTAAAGTAGCAAAAGAAGTTATAACTGTGGCTGAAATTGACGCTTACATAGGTGCTTTGAATGCAAAACATGAATCTTTAAACCTATTTCCACGGCTGCAAACTGAGCTAGAGGCGTTACGTATCGACGCCCGCCGCTGGCAAGCCGTCCGTGATGGCAGCTACGAGCTGTTACACAATTTATCAACCGCACCTGCTCAATACCGCGAGCAGATTATCGACGAGGTAATTAAGCTATGAAACTATCAGTAGAGTTAGAAAAGTGGCGCGCTGATCGCCCTGATGAGTGGAAGATGGACGAATTCATCCGTAAAGCCGCTGAACTTGAGTCTAACCGTGACGCAATCATAGAGCGCTTATTGTGCCTTAGTGTAAGTGGTCACAGTATTATTGATTTAGACAGACGTTTAGCGGATCTCGTCAGGGGTGCAAAATGACCACACTGACCAACGCGCTCAGCGATATTAAATCCCGTGATGAGTTTCACGCCGTTACCGAGACTTGGTGCTGGGATTACCATTTCCGCTACGATATGAGCCTGCCGCTGCGTAAAAACATATCAGCAGCTCGGCGCCAGAACCGGTTTATTGTGGCTATAGCACTCAGCGAAGCGGCACGTATCTATGATAAGCTTTGACGACCTGACGCTCGAGCAGCAGCGCATCAGGCGGCTTGAGGATGAAGTACAGCGGCTGCGGGCTGAGGTTAAGTCGCGTAATGCTTTAATCTGGTATTACCGCAATAAGCTCGGTATTAAGGCGCATAACACCAGCAGTAAAACCGAAGTGATTAAACTGATCGAACAGGGCTTAACAAACGCTGAGATTTACCAGCTGGGTTACGTGAAGTCCACAGTTCGTCGCATCAGAGGGGAGTACGAGCGTGCAAATAACTCAAAGTGAGTTACGCTTCTACCAGTCAACGGCAATACCGCACCGCCGCTATGGGATGCTGACGTATACACATCGCAGTATTGACCCTGACAAGCTCATAGCGCTGTGCGATTGTGGTCGTACTGCACTGGTCTGTAAGCGCGCTAAGTCCTGCGGGTGTTTGGTAGCCACAGTAAGCTCGGCGGCTGGTGTCGCTAAGCGGCGTAAATTAACTGACTCTGACGTTGCGCCTATTCGCAGCAGCTCAGAGCGTGGTACAGTGCTGGCGGCCCGTTACGGCGTCAGTGAATCAACGATAAGCAGCGTCCGAGTTGGACGGAGGTATAAAAGCATATGAATATTAATTTTGGCCGTAAAGGCTCAGTAACAATAGATGGTCGCACCTTTAGTGGTAATAACATTTCCATCAGCGGCGACAAGGTGATCATCGACGGCGTTCAACAAGAAGGCTCGTTAGTTGGTGACGTCCACGTAAGTATTAACGGTGATGTGGAAGCCCTTCAAATTACGTCGGGTAGTATTACTGTAACAGGTGCCGCTGGAAGTATTAAAACTACGTCAGGCGACGTTAAGTGTGGCGACGTATCAGGGTCTGTGCAGACTGTTTCAGGTGATGTAGCGTGCGGTAATGTGGCTGGAAACATCAGAACAGTGTCAGGTGACGTAAAATGAATATCATATATAAAGCGCGACTATTCGCCACGGCTGCACATGATGCAGTAGGCCAACAGCGCAAGTATACGGGCGAGCCGTACATTAACCACCCTGCCGAGGTTGTGGACATCATCGAACGTAACGCTATACACTTCACAGACCGTCAGCTCGCCGCCGCTTGGCTGCATGACGTTGTGGAAGATACGGGCGTGAGCTTGGAGCTGATAGCGCAAGAGTTCGGCGGTTATGTCGCTAAGCTTGTAGAGCATTTGACCGATGTCAGCAAGCCAGAGGACGGCAACCGTGCAGCGCGTAAAGCCATTGATTTAGAACACACCGCTAAATGCTGCCCGGCCGCTGCCACAATCAAAGTGGCTGATTTGATCAGTAACTCGCGGTCAATTATGGAACGTGACCCAGAGTTCGCAAAGGTGTACATTCCTGAAAAGCTTAAGACGCTGGAAGTGCTTAAAAATAAAGCCGACCCAGCATTGTATGAAATGGCGTTAGCCGTATGTAACGGAGCAATAAAATGAATATAAACATTAAACTACTCGACGACCGCGCCCAGTTGCCGGTATATGCTACAAGCGGCGCTGGCTGCTTTGATATTTCCTGTATTGAAGGTGCGGACATAGCGCCAGGTGATAGCCACAATTTCAGTACCGGTCTGGCGTTTGAAATACCTGACGGTCACGTTATGCTGGTGTTTAGCCGCTCTGGTCACGGATTTAAGCACGATACGCGGCTGAGTAATGCGGTTGGTGTGATCGACTCGGACTATACGGGAATTTTACGCGTCAAGCTGCGTAACGACGGTAACAGTACTGTGGCTATAGCAGCTGGCGACCGTATCGCTCAGGGCCTTATCATGCCAGTATTTGCTGTCGGTTTTACCCGGGTAAACGAGTTGAAAGAAACTGAACGCGGTGATAAGGGGTTTGGCAGCACGGACCTATAGCCACCACCCGCCGCTCTATGCTACTATTACGGCATTACCTTAGTCGGAGTGCCGATAATGTCAGACCAATACGAACCGCTCGCCGTCGCTGGGTATTCATCCTCCGGCGGCGATGTGATCGACGATTACTTACCGGAGCTGCGCGGTAAACGTGGCCGCTTGCTTATCCGGCAGATGCTCAACGATTCCACTATTGCTGCCTACAGCTTAGCGGTTGGTTCGATTTACTCTGGTATTCCTTGGTTTGTAGACCCTGCCGTTGACGATGAGAGTCCTGCAGCTGCTGACGCGGCTGAATGGCTGCGCGCTGCGTTATTTGACCACATGGGCGACCCAATCAATAAGCAGCCTGACGATACATGGTCAGCATTCGTTCAGACGTTTCCAGAGGTGGACGGCTTCGGCTGGGGCTATTACGATGTACAGACTAAGCAGCTTGCGGACGGCACTGAGGGTGTCGCCAGGTTAATACCTATCACCCCTGAAACACTGTACGATTGGGCTATTGATGACAGGGGATATATTCGTGGACTTACTCAAGAGTCGCCACGCACCTTTCAGCAGAAATTCATACCGACCGACCGCGCACTACATTTAATCAGCTCGCCGTACAAGGGTAGCCCTGAGGGTCGTAGTATATTCCGGTCAGCTTACCGCGAGTGGTACTATAAAAAACTGAATATGGAAATCGAAGCGATACTCCACGACCGTGGCGCGGGCTTTCCGGTGATCAGTGTTCACGCAGACGTTAAGCGTCAGGCTATGGAGGTGGACGGTAACGGGCAGCCGACCGCTCGCGCACGCGCTGCAATCTCTGCGATGAACAGCTACGCGCAGATGGCCCGCAATATCAAGCGTAACGAGCAGTCGGGCGCTGTAGTTTACTTTGACACTGTGAAGGACGTTACAGCAGAGGGGGCAATTACTAACACTTCAATTAAGACCGTAGAATTATCGCTGCTATCCGCTGAGTCCACACCTGCGGATATTGATAAAACGATACGCCGACTTGACGCCAGTCTGGCCCGCGCAGTGCTTGCCGATTTTATGTTCTTTAACACAGATGGCGGTGGTGGTAATAGCGGCGGGTTAGCGCAACGTGTCGAGCTATTCCACAAGTCGCTGACCGGTCTGTTAGAGCGTAAAGTCGAGACAATCAACCGCCAGTTAATACCGATGCTGTGGGCGCTGAATCCTGGCTTTGATCGCTGGCCGATGCCTAAAATCCGTGCAGGCGTTATCGAGCGTGCAGGCGTCGAAACTATCGTTAAGTCGTTAGAAGCGTTAAGCCGCGCAGGGTTCCCAGTCGCTCCGGATATAGGCGTACAAGAGCACCTATACCAAGAGCTGGGATTACCGACTGATGGGATAGCTGAGCGGCCGGTGGTAGACTTGCCGCTGGATTAAGGTTGTGTGGCTATAGCCTCGGATAGTATTTTATAGCCCGACCCAAAGCAGCTTAAAATAACTACAGGTACTCCATCAATGCGATAGTCACCTGAATCAGTGCTAGGGTCCATAGCAGGCCCTATTTTCTGCCACGTTACACCACAAACTACGATAAGCTGAGGATTTATAACGCGCTTTAAGTCCTTACGGATGTGATTGATCATACCCCGCACTCCCAGTAAACGTGCCATACAGTACCGTCATTTAATTGAACGGTCCCGATGTATGTAAACCCGTCTGGAATATCCCATCCAGTACCAAATACTTGAATAACGTGACGGCTACCGGGGTCGGACGGTTCTAACTCACCCCATAGTGTAATCGCACCACGCTGTAACTGAACGGCAAGCGGCTTGAAGTTCACACCGGCAACGCCGATGCGGTTATAACCAATCTCTAACGGGTATTTATGTATTACTCGCATATTATTGCTCCAAGGTTATTTAAGACGTTTTCAGTGTAATTGATAAAACTACAGTTGACAAGTGATTAATTGCGGATAATACTGACAGCGTGATTAATTAACTCGGAGCGATACACCATGAACGAAAGACTGGAAGCAACTATTATATGCTGTGCGCGACTGTCAGAAGGAACTACACCTTCACGTGTGGCAGACGACTTTATTAAGAAAGTAGAGTTAACCACAGGTTTGACTTACAGCGGTATGACGCGTATAGGTGTGTTTGTTAAACTTCACGACGCTTTGAGAAGTCATGGTGACGCGAGTAAAGCGTTAATCGAGGCTGGATTATGAAATACACCATCCAAGGCGTCGGGATTTACCTCAACGGTAAGCTACTGGCCAACGCCGTAACACCAGAAGCCGCCCGCCAGCTCGTACAGCAGTTGAACGGACCTGACGATTACTTAATGCGCGTGTACAACGCACTGGAGACTAATGTATGACTTATTTATATCAGCTCACTGAGCGATGTGACCAACAATTAGACACTGCCACAACAAAGCTTGACGGATGCTTTAAAGTTGATAATTACTTTACGCGCCGCGCTCGATTACGACACTTTAAAAAGAACTTAGGCCGAGTTTATGGTCGCGGCCACCGCACTATGCTGCGATTAGAATCACTATACTGGAAGTCTAAAAAGTTCAGTGTGGCGATTGATGCGTAGCGGCGACCTCGTAACGCACCCAACGGACGGCACGTTTATTATTGAAGCCATCAGCGACCCGACGCCGCTATACCCACTCGGTAAAGCCAAGCGCGCTGACGGCCCCTGGTATCCGTGCCACACGCTGACAGTCGTGGAATGCCGCTGGCCGGGCGGTACGCTCGTAGAGTTGGGGCAGACGACTGACCGTGGCGTGATCACTGAATTAAACAAACAGCGACGTATGGTCGCTTTAAACAGAGGAAAATTAATATGGCCGATAAATTTGCTGACGCTCCGATAGGCGCGACGCATTGGGGCGTGTATAAGGAGGGTGGCGTCGGGATAGTGTACTATCGCTTCGACGGGCATGTGTGGAAATTCTGGTTTGTGGATAAATGGAAGCGGTGCGAGGATAACCGTCCGTCATTCATAACGACGCCACTACCGTCACGTACCGCCACACCGCCGGAACACACTCTATGCTGCGGTACGACGTGTGACAAGCAAGCGGTTAACCGGTACATTAAACAGCTTGAAGCGGTTGCGGCTGCTGCTCGGGCGCTGCCCGTAGCGGTGCAAAGCGAAACATTACAAATAGCACTGAACGAGGTGGGTAAATGATTGACTGGAATAGCGCGCCAGAGGGTGCGGAGTATTGTGTTAACGGCTCGTTTTATAAATTCGCAGCAGACCGCGAGATTCTATTTTTTCAACCGACTTGCGGCTGGGTTAGCTCTGCCTGTCAAAGTCTTACAGTTCTGAAACAGCAGGACGACTACTGCGAGCGACCCAAAGACTGGCCGACTGACGGGCAGCAACTACCAACATCAGTTACAGCCGCCGACCGAGCTGTTAGTATTGCTAAAACTATAGTCCAGCAGCTTTCAGAAATGTCAGTCGCGGAACTAACTTGCATTAGCCGTACGGATGAAGCTAAACGCCTCGTGGCTATACTTGGAGTGCCGCCAGCAGTTAAAGCCAATCATCCCCGCGCCAACAAATACGACCGCACCATTCACGGTAAATACGGTACGGGCTCGTGCACTGTGGACGTGTATCGCGTACTTAACGCATTCGGCCCGCTGTCGCCAGAGATTGATCACAGTATTAAGAAACTGCTCGCGGCCGGGCAACGCGGTGCGAAATCAGAGCGCCAGGATCTGCTCGAAGCAATTCAAAGTATCGAAGCGCGGTTACAGTATCTGGAGGCGACTGATGCGTAAAGCTATGTTAGTCAACCGCCACACCTATGGTTACTTTTACCCAGACAGTTCAGTGTTTGAATGTACGCATGGTGCGTGGGACGGTGTAGTAACTTTTATTGACGACACCACATGCTCAATTAGCACTGTAAGTGGTATCAGTAGCTATCAGTGGATTGACAAGGTGCCTGAAGAATACGGAGGTCACGACGATGTCAATAAACAGTGAAGCACTGACGCTGGTGTTGAGTCGGCGTTTAGCCATTGTCGATGGTCGTAACCAGCAGGAAGCGATGATCCACACCGCAAGGCGGCTGCGGGCAGAGACGCGCAACCGTGATACATATGAGTCACTGGGTATATTTCTGAGCGCAGCACCTGCTGAGCGCCAGAAGGTTGTGGATATGTCGGAGCGTATGTTTTTAAATGCGTAGAGCCGACAAAGATTTCCTTGCCGTTGTAATAGGTATATTGATATTTTTAGCGATTCTGGCGCTATCATCAGTTTTAATCGGCAATACTTAACACTATAATAATCATAACAATGGTCGCATCCAGCTTAACGGCGTAAGAGGTGCGACTTTTTTCATGCTATACTACCGCCACACTGCAGCTAGCCGTGCTATACTACAGGTAGACGGCGGATAAAAGGACTATGCGCTGACTGACCACACGGCTCGGTTAAATTGATCAACTATTTAAGCTAAGACTGTGACGGATGATACTGAGTCGACCCGTAAAATATCTGGTAACCCGAGACGAAAGTGGGTATGGATACTCGTTAAGCGACGTAATTCGGCTGTCTGGATAGGGTAACGCTATAGCCGCCTTCGGGCGGCTTCATGCTATACTACGCCCACCACCACCACCGGAGCCTCGCGCCATGCCAGACCCATACCCACAGCTCGCAGCACAATACGAACCGTTAGTCCGTGACGCCCTACTCAGAGCGTGGGAAACTCTACGCCGCCAGGGTACGCTTGCAGAGCTATCCGAGGCTATCCAGACGGGTGGCGCGTATGCCGTCCTGCAGTACCTGAACAGCATTGAACCGGTATTAGCTGCTGAACTTGTACCGGTACTTGAGGACGCGATACTTGCTGGCGGTCGTGCCGTTGTGGAAATACTACCCGCAGGCTCTGTGCTCGGACCGTTTACGTTCAGCCTTGTCAACCCACAGGCGGCGGCTTACATCCGTGAGTACTCACTCGACCTGATCCGTGAGATATCTCAAGAGACAGTCGAAGCGGTGCGTATCGCTGTGCAAGCGTCTATCGTTGCCGGTCGCAACCCTATCGACACGGCGCGCACGTTCCGCTCGGCCATAGGTCTTACCCGGGTGCGTGAGGAAACTGTACAACGCTTTCAGCAGGCGTTACTGGATGGTGATGCGGCGTATATCGCTTCACTGGCTACAGCCGACCAGCGCATGGTTACAGCTGCCGCAAGCGGTGAGGTACGGCAAGCACAGATAGACCGTATGGTAAACCAGATGCGCCAGCGGTATGTTACGCAGCGTAGCGAGACGATAGCGCGTACAGAAGCGTTACGGGCGCTCAGTATCGGGCAAGACCAAGCGATACGTGACGGGTTGTTGCTAGGCGTTTTGAGCGAAAAATTAGGTAAAGCTTGGGTGCCGCGTCGAGGGGATGGTCGCACCCGTGAGCCACATTTAGAAACGCCCGGGCTTAACGGCACGATACCGTATAACCAGGCGTTTAACACCCCACTAGGGCCGATGATGTTCCCACGCGACCCAAATGGGACAGCGGCTAACGTAATTAACTGCCGCTGTAGGCTTCGTATAGTTATGTTGGATTAGTGAGTGGTGTCAGTGTGGCTACCGTCGCGTTAGGGTTTAACGAAAAGTAAAAGTGCCACTTATCGTCAGACCACATATATAACTGATGATCGTCAAGTTTCCAGAAACAGTTTTCACAGTCGGCAACTGTACCGAAGTGTGTAGCACCGTTGGGTATTTCAGATGGTGGCGTTGCATAAACCTGACCGGCTAACGGAGGTGTAGCGTCTTGCCACAACCCGCATGATTTAACACTACCAGCCGCTTTAAACGACACGCCCAGTACGCCGCACGTATCCACAAACTCAACCCGTGACAGTGTAACACCATGTTCAGTTTTAACGCGGTTGAACGCTTCCGCGAGTATTTCAGTGATTGTTGTCATTATTTCAGCTCCTCTGGTATTTCTACGGTTTTACCTAGTTTAAGAGTTACTACAGCGCGGCAGATTGCTATTAATGCTGTTGGGCCTTCAGACTTCCCACGACACCATTCATCGTCGTAAGCCTTAGCTAACCATTGCGACTGTGGGAATTTCTCAAGAAACACATGGTATTTGTCAATTAACGGGCCACCCTGCGTCCAATTGGTCGACGGGGAGAACCCATCTTCATAGACCTGAATATCATCTTTAAAATATTCAATATCAAAGAGCAGCTACTAAACCAATGGACATAGCCACGCACCAATCAAGTGCCGCACCTGTTAACTCACTTACGCTTACTGTAGCCACAATTCCACCTCCACATTTAAAATATCATCCAAATGAGCCGACACCTGTAGCAGCTCATGGCCCCATAACTTGCGTGCCGTGGGTTTATCACCACGTAACACAGCGCCCGTAAACTTAGCCACGCTGCCGATAGTACCTAATCGATACATGGCGCTGACTTTGATCATTTCCTCAATAGCGTCTGGCATGTCTCAGAACTCCAGCATAGTTGAGTGGCGTACAGCCGCCGGTAAGCACCGCCAGCGAATAGCGATACACTCGTATTTGTGGAAATAATCACGGTAAATTTTGCTCATATGTTAATACCTCCTGTTGATTTACGTTTATTCTAGTCAGTTTTATGTTGTTGTCAACTGCTATTTTTAATTGTTAACAATCGTGAACTATTCATTAACATATCATCTATATGCGGTTCCCGATAATCCCGACAGATGTTAATCCCATCTTTTGGCATTAACAAGTTTGACAACTATTTAACAATGTTTGTTCTATTAGTAGGTACAGAAAATAGTTTGGATATTGCACTTTAACACAAACCTTGCACTTTAAAGTGAAAGACGGAAGTGCCTGATTCCACACATAAAATCCACACTTCTTTTACTTCTTATATATTTTTTCTATAACTTTTATAAATAAAGAAATAGTATATAAAGTATACAAATAAAGGATATTAGAAAAGATATATAGAAAATGTATATGAAGTGCAAGGACTTCTTTTAGGTACACGTAACACATCGTTAACAATTGCACTAGCGTACAGCCAGTGGTAAACTAATCGCATCGAAACTTAGGAATTGTGGAAATGATCAAAGTCAGCACTCAGATGCAACTCGTATTCGGTTGGGGTCAGGTCTGCACGAAAAACGGCGAGCTGTATTTCGACACCGATAACCAGGCATTCCCCGAGGACGTCACGCTCAAGGGCTGGACGGACTTCATGCGTGGCGATACCCGAACGCACAAAGCCATGCACGCTGGGGCCGAAGTTGGACAGGTCGTTTACGCCTTCCCGATGCTGTCAGACATCGCAAAATCTTTAGGCTTTGAAAACCTGCCGCAAACTGGTATACTCGTTGGTGTTTACGTGGCAGACCCGACGACATTACAGAAATTTGCGTCAGGCGAGTACACAGGTTTCAGCATTGGCGGTAGCGCCGTATGGGAGGACGTACCAAATGCGGTTTGACGGAAAGACAAATCCACAGGTAGCCACAAGCCTTAAAATCGGCGAGCTGTCTGGCGTTACCGTACCAGCCCACGAAGGTGCGGGAGTCACTATCATGAAATTCGGCGCTGACGTCGATACGCT